CAACCGCCATATGATTCCATGTAGCACCTCCTAATTCAAATAAACCATTTTCTTTAATAAAATGTATATTAGGATTCTTGATAACATCTAAGACTGGCGAGACTGCATCTACGCGGTGCATATTGTTTAGGTTCATATCATGATTACCTAAAATAACAACGGTAGGAATTGTAAATCCATTGAAAAAATCTACAAGCATTTGAACTAGCTCCGGAGACATATCTAATTTGCTATGAACAATATCTCCGGTAACTACCGCAACGCTGTTTCCGGTTGCGTGAGTTTCAATATAATTGAATAAATTTTCAAATACCTGACGATATTCTTTATGTCGTTTCAATGTACGAATATGCACATCTGAAATGTGGAATATTTTGTCAATCTTTTCAATACTAGTGTCTATATGTCTTATGTCCATAACATGCCCATTTTGAGTTGCATTATGCCCTCAAAAGTTAAAATATCTGTATCATTTAATATTTCACGAATACGTTCGAATCCTAATTCAGATGCATCTGCATCTTGCAATTCTACAAAATGTACATTTAATCCTTCAGCCATGAATCGTTCTGCAATTTGAATTGCATTCTTTAATGCATCTGCATCTAAACAAATGTAAATGTCTCGTACTCGTTTTTCTATAATCTTTTTTTGTAAAGCTGGTTGAATGATTTTTCCGAATAACGGAATAGCATTTCGTTTTATTGCAATTGCATCAAAAGCACCTTCACAAAGAATAATCGGTTCATTCCAATTGATAGTTAAATCAAAACCAATAATATCTTTTGAAATTTTAGGATTCTTATGTTTTTGTTTGTCTGCCTTATAAAAAGCTCGACTAACAAAATAATTCAATTGTCCTGCATCATCATAACTAGGTATGATTATTTTACCAGAATATTCTCCATTTTCACAATAACCAATTCGATACTTTAAAATATCAAACATTGTTACTCCTCGAGTTTTTAAATATGAAATTGCATTTCTATAATCAGGAGTTTTCTTTGGTTTCCATAATGGAATATAATCTTGTGGTAATTGTATGCTAGCATTTTCTCGTTTTGTTTCTTCTTGAGTTCGATAACGAGATGATTGCACAATGCGTTCTAATTGTTCATGATATTGTTTAGGCAAGTTCATTTGCTTAAACAAACTAGAAATAGATCGACCTTTTTTATCTGATATCCAACAGTGCCAAGCGTTTTCGCCGGAATGTGTTGTATTGATATCGATTTCTAACTTCGGCTTGTAATGTGAAGTAAATGGTGAGAAGAAAGCAATGTTATTACCAGATGTAGGTTTACCTTTACCTAATACTGATTCTAGTAATTGTAATAACTTAAGATTCTTCATTATTTAAATAATAATAAAATTCTGTAAGGATTCCAATTAATATATTAATATATTAATATAATAATAAGTTAAGCACATACATTACATTCCTGGCTTAACGATCGATTCAACAAATTCATCAATCTATTAATAAAATAAATTTCATTAATACATGAACAATATATTAAAAATTTTTCGTAAATCAAAAGAATTTCTTAACTATTTTTGGTTCTTCGCCTTTTTTCAAACATTCTTCAAGCCATTCGCTTGGAATATCTTTCTTTGCAACATGTTGTATGCCTAACTTTTTAGCATATGCTTCATATGTAGTTGGCGAACCTTTAGATATTTTTTGCCCTGGGTTTTGGAATACCATTCGTATATCAATTCCAGGATTAGATGTTAATACATGTTTCATTTTAGTACGATCGGCAGTAGTCCAACGTCCTTTCGTTTCAATGTACATTATATCCCCATTACGTTTTGTAAAAACAAAATCAGGTGTATATTTTGCTTTACGCTCTGGTACTATATATTTTAATGTTTCCGTCTCGTAATTCAAAGGATATTCTGTTTGATTTATCTGAACTGATACAGATAATTCTAATCCAGATTTGTAACCATGTTTTAAAGCATTTGCTCGTTTACTATTTCCTGAGCTGTGAAAATGATTTTTTCGCATAACAATTTTATAAATAATTCCATTTAAATATCAATACGTTATTTTGATATTTTCCCGAAGATGGTATAAACTTAAAATATGGAACTGAAAATTCTATACTCTTACCATCTAATATTGCGTCATTTAATGTATATACAATTTTTCTGATTGTTTGTATATTTTCTTTATCTTCATATGAAATTGATGAATTTTGTTCTAATTCATTTAATTTAGGTTCGTATATTTTTAAAAATCTAGATATTAATTTATTAGAAGCTCCTTCTTCATCATCGCCAATACCTTTCGAAAATGGATTCCAACTTCTAAATTCTTCAAAATATGATTCTGGATCTGTAGTTGATATTTTATAATATGAATTTATAACTCCAACTATATATTTGTTTATGCTTGCCGCCGATGTGACTCCTGCAGATTTGTCAAAATCTTTTTGCGTTTGTGGTACGAAATCTACATGTACATGATCATAATGTGCAGAAACGCCATTATAATTTCTAGCTTGAAATGATGGTCTACTATAAATTTTTTTAAACCATATTATATTTTGTATAGCAAATCGATCTGCATTATCTAACAAATAATTTAAAGTATTATCTCCTAATCTTTTTTGTTCATCAGTAATTTTTTCTGCTTTTGTAATAGCAGGTTTACTAACGCGAAAATCTATAGCATTACCAAAAGCATGTTGAGACATTGAACTACTACCTCGTTGCGTTCTATAATTAAAAACTTCAACTCCTGCAAAGGTATTTTGTCCAAAATGATTTAATACATCTTTTTTACATGCAGCTGCTCTAGGGGTTATAGTTGCCTCTAACAATATTTGTGTTAATTTATGCATAAATTATTCGACTCCATCTTCAGCCTTTGGCCCTATTATATTTATAAATTTTTCAGAAATCCAAAGTTCTTCTGAATCTATTGTAATTAAATAATAAATTATTCCTTTAGATGTTTCTTGTTTTTTATATGAATAATCTGTTTGGGCTGATATACTTAAATCTACAGGTTGTTCGCGAACTGCTAACTTAAATTCAGAACCGGTTTTTTTATATAAATCTACAGGACTTTTTACAATTCGTATAAGCAATTGTTTAAACAGATCTGTGTCTGGTATTTTGCCTTCAAATTTAATAAATAAATTTACTACTTTTTGCCAAGAATCTATTTGTTTAACTCCAAAATCTTTAATAGAATTAGTTAAATATATTTCATTTTCAAATTTATCTTTAGACGTTTCAGCCCAAATGTCATTTGAATTTATAGAATTAAAATATACTTTATCACCATCATTATAAACTTTAAATGTAAGATTATTAGCATTCCATTCGAATGGGTATTTTAAGCCTAATTCAAATTTTCCTTGTACGATTTGTCCGATAGCTTGATTTTTATTATTAAAAACTTTACCATTCCAACGCATGTTATTTTTAAACTCACCATCAAATATAAAACCGTCGCCGTAAGTTGCACGGCCTTTAATTTTATCGAATATAAAGTATTGTTTATTATTAACAGTTTCTATCTCCGAAGATACTTCCCCTTCAAATGTTTCAATTTCATTATCACTAAATGAGTCATATGTTATATTACCTTTAAAAGGAGCTCCATTTTTAAATTCACCTTTAAAGATACCACTACGTCTACTTTCTAGGTCAATAATTCCAATAGTTCCTCGAATTGGTTTTATTATTACGCTTTCACTATCTGGCGCAACCATTATTTCTGCTTCGCCATCTGCAAATCCGTAACTATCGATATCAATACGATTTCCTTTACTATCAAAAACATTTCCATCAATATCAATGCGTACTTTTTGCGATTTTAATGTATCATCGTCAGAATCATCAGCAGTTTTAATTGCCGATAAATTAGGTAATTTTGTTTTCGTATCTATTTTAAAATCTCGTTTTGCTTTTTCTAAAGAAGAAAACCATTTTTCAGCTTGACTATAGCTCATCAATGAAATTGATTGTACGCGATTGATTTCAAGTTCTGATTGAGTAAAATATGTTGATTTTTGTAATGCAGTTTTCCATTGTTTTACAATGTCATTAATGCCAGTTTCTTGTTTATCAAAAGCCCAAACATTCCATATTTTTTTATATTTTTTATCAACGGCTTTAAAATATACAAACAATGTTTTTCCTGGGTCATATTTACCTGGAAAATCTCTATCAGCAATTGCGCCGAACATTTTTTTAGCATCATTATCTAATTCAGCATCATTAAATGTTTTTTCATTTTTACTATTATATCCGAACAATCTATAACTACGGCGTGTAGCAATAATCGATAACCCGGTAAATGCACCGTTGGCAACTGCAATTTTTTGAGCACGTTGACCTCGTATCGAATCTGCGCTAGGAATTTCAAAGTTCCAACCTGATAATGTATTAATATTTAGTGTATTGATATTTACATTATCTTCCGATAATTGTTTCGATTCATTTAAGTAACGCTGTATATGTTTTCTAATAAGTTGATCTAACATCATAATCCAATTTTATATAAATATGTATCACCAATCAACCATAACCATTTTACCATTATAAATCATAATATTATCCGTTTTAAAATCTAAATCTAAATCTAATTCTGGTATATTTAATTTATCAACATCAGATTCTAATGCATTTAAAAAATTATCAAGTATTGGATCTATATTATCTGTATTTTTTGTAAATTCAAATATAGAAACTTCGCCGCCTTGTTCTCGAGCGTAATTTTTATATTCTTCAATAAATCTATTTAATTTTATTTTATCAGAACTAGATAATTCAGATGCATTAGCCATTATGTACATATCAGTACCATTAACATAATATACTGGTATAAATGTTGTATATTTAGAACGCTGATTAACTAATTTTTCAGCTACTGCATATTCATCTTGCTCTTTAGTAATTTTAAATGCTTTATCTTCGTCATCGATTTCATACACACGACCATTATCGCCAGCACCAATTAATTTAAACTGTTTATTTTTTATTTTATCTAAACAACGTTTAATATCAACGTTAGTTGTTTCAAAAAGAAGTTGTTTTAATCGTATCATCATTATCCTTTAAATACAACATTATTATCTAAATCTAAACGTATTAAAAAATTCATATCAACATCACTACGTTTTTTTATTGGTTGCGCTAATTTACCAATAGCTAAAAGTTGCCCCGCATCATTATATAAACCAATTGTAGTTATATATGGTGCAAACGTACTACCGCTAACAAATGAATAATATGTAGAATCATCATCTCTTGTTAATGTTACATTTGTAGACATATTAAAATCGCCAGCATCTAATTTAGTAAGTACAGACATTTCATAAATTGATACTGTACTTTTATATGATGCAGTAAATGGAGTATTTATTAAATTGTGTACACGATAATCTGGACTAGAAAAAACAATGATACCTTGTTTTTCAAAAACATTACCAACATAATTTGTTTGTAAAAACGTGCCGCCTTCTGTTCTATTATTTAAATAACCAATTTCTGTGCTAGTTAATGAGTTGTTGAATATACGAACTTCATCTAATAAACCATTCAAATTTGTAGAACTAGAATCATAGCCTCCAATTTTTAATGAATGTTTATTGTCAATTCTAGCAGATGCAGTATATGGAGAATCATAAACCCCTAACAATGTACTAGTAGTCGATGCATGCAAAGTTCCATTAACATACATATTTAATGAACTTCCAGATTTTTGACATACAACATGATTCCACGAAGATGAAACAAAAATTGAAGATGTAATCTGTGCTTTAAATTCAGTGCTACCCGCAGCTGAAAATACAATCTGTTTACTACCACTTAGTTCAATTTTAAACGGATAAACTGGATCTAATGAACTAGATGCTTTCGTTAAAATTAATTGATTAGACGTGCCCGTATTAGACGAACTAATAAAAAATGAAATAGCATAATCATGATCGCGATCATAATAACCATCTAATGTAGTTTCTAAATATGATGATCCTATAAATTTACCTGCTAAACCAACTGATCTTTGTTGGCCATTAGTAGTAGGTACGCCTGGAGTATATGTTATATTTGCTGTTTGATATGTTATTCTAGATGAATCAAAATATTCATTGAACCCTTCATAAAATTTAACTCCGGATATAATCGATGAAGTATTAAATGCAGTATCAATTATGTTTCCGTATCTATCACTCGAAAATGAACCAGAAACAGATGATGTAAAACTAAATGAACCAGGCTTAATTCCTTGACCAATTTTATTCAATGGTATTGAAAAAATAGAAGCAGTTTCAAACAAGAATTTTTTAGTTTTATTTAAGTCAGTAGGACCTAATGTATTATAAGGCTGATTCTTGTATTTATAAAATAAATGATTTATTGAAAAATATGTAATTGATTGCAAACTACCATCAATATTTGCTGCATCATTATATGTTAAAGAAGAGCCTAATGCAGGAAGCACATTTATATTTGTATAAATGCCTTGCAATGGAAGTATGCTAGATGTTAAACTACCTGAATATACTGTCCATGTTTTATATGATTGAAATGGATTGATTTGTACATCGGTGGTATCAATTTTTTTAAAAACTGATGGATATGATCCTTGATATGGATTATCTGTATTTTGTAATTTTGATTGTGCCATATAGTTAAAAGCCCCGATACATTTTATATAAATATAACGGGGCTTAAATCTATGTTAAATTAAAAATCTAATTTAACTCGTATAAGAGCTTCTCTTTGGAATGATTTCAATAATGGTTTAGAAAGTTTAGCAACTGCTAATAATTCCTGACTATCATTATATAAACCTACTGTCGTAATATATGTTTTAGGATCGCCTACAAAAGTTGTCTGTGAAATT